ATGTCCGGCGTCACCGAAACGCGTTGCAGACGGTGCTCGACATCGAGGCGAGTCTTGGAAAACGCACCAAAGCAACCGACGGAGGGGCGGGCCTCGCGCTCGACCTCGACGCCGCACGGGCGGAAGTCGTTGAGAGACTTGCTGTCTGGGCTGCCAGAAGGTGATCTGGACGCCTTTCTCGACACGTTGAGTCCGAATGCCCTGATGTCCCTGCCCTGGCTCTTCGAGCACTGGGGGCTGGGGCACCAGCTGCCTCCCGAGGGAGACTGGACGACCTGGGTCATCCTGGGCGGCCGGGGGGCAGGCAAGACGCGCGCGGGCGCGGAATGGGTCCGTGCGCAGGTCGAAGGGGGCAAGCCGGGCGACCCGGGGACGTGTTCCCGGGTCGCCCTGATCGGAGAGACACTGGACGAGGCGCGGGAGATCATGGTCTTCGGCGCCTCGGGACTTCTGGCCGCCTCGCCGCCAGACCGCCGGCCCGAATGGCAGGCGAGCCGGCGGCGGCTGGAGTGGCCGAACGGCGCAGTGGCGCAGATCTTCTCGGCGAGCGATCCCGAGAGCCTGCGCGGCCCGCAGTTCGATGCCGCCTGGTGCGACGAGGTCGGTAAGTGGGGCAAGGCCCGCGCGGCTTGGGACATGCTGCAGTTCGCGCTGCGGCTCGGTCGGAAGCCGCAGGTGGTGGCGACGACGACCCCGGCGCGCAACGCGTTCCTCGAGGAGCTGGTGAAGGCGCCGGGGACGATCGTGACCCGGGCGCCGACCGCGGCGAACCGGATGCACCTGGCGCCCGGCTTCGTCGAGGGGCTGGCCGCGCGCTACGGCGGGTCGAGCCTCGGGCGGCAGGAATTCGACGGAGAGTTCGTCAACGACCACGACGGCGCGCTCTGGACGCGGGCGATGCTCGACGCGGCGCGGGGGCGGCCGCCGATCGTGCCGGACCGGATCGTGGTCGCGGTCGACCCGCCGGCCACCGGTGGCGAGCGGGCCGACGAGTGCGGCATCGTGGTCGCCGGCGTCGAGATGAAGGGCGCGCCGCAGGGCTGGCGCGCCGAGGTGATCGCCGACGCGAGCGTCGCCGGCCTTTCGCCGCAGCAGTGGGCCGAGCGGGCGGTGGGGCTCTACCACGCCCACGAGGCCGACCGGCTGGTGGCCGAGGTCAACCAGGGCGGCGACATGGTCGGCACGCTGCTGCGGGGCGTCGATCCGATGATCGCTTTCCGGGCGGTGCGGGCCAGCAAGGGCAAGGTCATCCGGGCCGAGCCGGTCGCGGCACTCTACGAGCAGGGGCGGATCGGGCACCGCGGCGTGTTCCGCGCGCTTGAGGACCAGATGGCGGCAATGACCGTCGGCGGCTACCGCGGGCAGGGTAGCCCGGATCGGGTGGACGCGCTGGTTTGGGCGATCACCGAGCTGATGCTCGATCACGGGCAGAGCGCGCCGCGTATCCGCGGGCTCTGAGACCCCCGCAAGGTTTGCATAGTCAGGAGCAGGCTCGATGGTCTTGCAGATTTTCCGCAGGGCGCCGGTGGCGGCCGAGGTCAAGGCCTCGGCGGCGGCGCCGCTGGTGGCGTTCCAGAGCGCCGGCCGGGCGGCATGGTCGTCGCGCGACACCCAGACGTTGACCCGGGTCGGCTTCCTCGCCAACCCGGTCGCCTTCCGGTGCGTGAAGCTCGTCGCCGAGGCGGCGGCGGCGGTGCCGGTCGTGGTGCAGGACGCGGACCGGCGGTTCGACAGGCACCCGACGCTCGACCTGCTGGCGGCGCCGAACCCGGGGCAGTCGGGGGCGGCGCTGCTCGAGGCGTTCTACGGGCACCTGCTGCTGTCGGGCGACGCCTATCTGGAGGCGGCCGGCATGGGGCGGGGCGGCGGGCCGCGCGAGCTCTACGTGCTGCGCTCGGACCGGATGAAGGTGGTGCCGGGCGGCGATGGCTGGCCGGTGGCCTACGAATACTCGGTCGGGGCGAACAAGCATGTCTTCGACATGCGGCAGGACCGGGTGCCGGTTCTGCATGTCAAGGCCTTCCATCCGCAGGACGATCACTACGGGTTGTCGCCGCTGAATGCGGCGGCGGCGGCGATCGACGTGCACAACTCGGCCAGCACCTGGTCGAAGGCGCTGCTCGACAACGCGGCGCGGCCGTCCGGGGCGATCGTCTACAGGGGCGCGGACGGGTTGGGGCAGCTCGGCACCGACCAGTACGCGCGGCTCATCGAGGAGCTGGAGACGCACCACCAGGGGGCGCGGAACGCCGGGCGGCCGATGCTGCTCGAGGGCGGGCTCGACTGGAAGCCGATGGGGTTCTCGCCGTCGGACATGGAGTTTCATCGGACCAAGGAGGCGGCGGCGCGCGACGTCGCGCTGGCCTTCGGGGTGCCGCCGATGCTGCTCGGGCTGCCGGGCGACAATACGTACGCCAACTATTCCGAGGCGCACCGGGCGTTCTACCGGCTGACGGTGCTGCCGCTGGTCGCCAAGACGATGGCGGCGATTTCCGGTTGGCTGCCCGCGTACTATAGCTCGGTATTCACCGTCAAGGTGGACTTCGACAACGTGCCGGCGCTGGCCGAGGAGCGCGAGGCGCTGTGGCGGCGGATCAGCGATGCGGACTTCCTCTCGGAAGGCGAGAAGCGGGCGCTGCTCGGCCTGCCGAAGCTGAAGGACGCCTGAGATGCGCGCCGCGGCCGCCCGCGGCGGCGGGTCGCGCTTCCTCTACGAGCCCTTCGACGCCGCGGCGGCGCGAATCGAGGTTCACGAGCGCATCCAGGAGGAGCGCTGGAGCCACCTCGAGCGGCGGCTGTCGCAGATCGAGGACGGGATAGACCGGCTCGAGAAGCGCATCTGGCTGGCGGTCTACGGGGCCGCCTCGCTGATCCTCGCCGACATCGCCTACGGGCTGCTGACGATTACCGTGTCCTGAGGGAATGACGATGCTTTATCGCGGTGGCGGGCCGGGCCCGCTCGAGACGAAATTCTGCGGCCTCGGCGGCGGGCTCGCGCTCAAGGACGGCGCGGAGATCGCCGGCTACGCCAGCCTGTTCGGCGCGGCGGACCAGGGCGGGGACGTGGTGCAGAAGGGTGCCTACGGCGCCTCGCTCTCCCGGCTCGCCAAGGCGGGCTCGGGGGTCAAGATGCTGTGGCAGCACGACCCGACCCGGCCGATCGGCGTCTGGGACGAGGTGCGGGAGGACGGCAGGGGGCTCCACGTCAAGGGCCGGCTGATCCTCGAGGTGCAGGCGGCGCGCGAGGCCCAGGCGCTGCTGCAGGCCGGCGCGATCGACGGGCTGTCGATCGGCTACCGTACGGTCAGGAGCGAGAAGGCCATCGGCGGCCAGCGGCTCCTGCACGAGATCGAGCTCTGGGAGGTGTCGCTCGTCACCTTCCCGATGCTCCCCGAGGCGCGGGTGCAGGCCGATCCTTCCGACCTGGAGGCGGACCTGGCGCGGACCCTGGCGGAGAGCTTCCGCGAGGCCAGGGAGATGCTGGCCTGAGGGCCAAGTGCAGTCGTCAAGGAAAGTGATCGATGCAGAAAGCTGAAAGCAAGTCCCGGGCGGAGACTGCCGCGCCGGGTCCGAACCCGCAGATGGAGGTCAAGGCAGCCCTCTCGGGCTTCCTCGCCGAATTCAATGCCTTCCAGTCCGACATCAAGTCGAAGCTCCAGGAACAGGAGAGCCGTCTCGCCATGCTCGACCGCAAGTCCATCGCCATGAACCGGCCGCCGCTGGCGCGGGCCGCCGAAACCGAGGCCCCGCACAAGAAGGCGTTCGCCGCCTACCTGCGGTCGGGCGACGACGACGGCCTGCGCGGCCTGACCGTCGAGGAGAAGGCGCTGTCGACGGCGGTGGCGGCGGACGGCGGTTACCTGGTGGATCCGGTGACGGCGGCGCAGATCGTCGGGGTGCTGCGGTCCTCGGCGTCGATCCGGACGATCGCCAACGTGGTCAGCGTCGAGGCGAGCGCCTTCGACGTGCTGGTCGACCACACCGACATCGGCACCGGCTGGGCGACCGAAACCGGGGCGCAGGCCGAGACCGGCACGCCGCAGGTCGACCGGATCTCGATCCCGCTGCACGAGCTCTCGGCGCTGCCGAAGGCGTCGCAGCGGCTGCTCGACGACTCGGCCTTCGACGTCGAGGGCTGGCTGGCGCAGCGGATCGCCGACAAGTTCAGCCGCGCGGAGGCGCAGGCCTTCATCGCCGGCGACGGGCACGACAAGCCGACCGGCTTTCTGAGCTATCCGAAGGTCGACAACGACGTCTGGGCCTGGGGCTCGCTCGGCTACGTGCCGACCGGATCGGCCGGCGACTTCTCGGGCAGCGATCCGGCCGACGCGATCGTCGACCTGGTCTATTCGCTCGGGGCTCGGTATCGCGCCAACGGCACCTTCGTGATGAACTCGAAGACCGCCGGCGCGGTGCGCAAGATGAAGGACGCCGACGGGCGGTTCCTCTGGGCCGACAGCCTGGCCGCCGGCGAGCCGGCGCGGCTGATGGGCTACCCGGTGCTCATCGCCGAGGACATGCCGGACATCGGGGCCGGCACCTTCGCGATCGCCTTCGGCGACTTCCGCGCCGGCTACACCGTGGCGGAGCGGCCGGACCTGCGCATCCTGCGCGATCCGTTCTCGGCCAAGCCGCACGTGCTGTTCTACGCCACCAAGCGCATCGGCGGCGACATCAGCGACTTCGCGGCGATCAAGCTCCTGAAATTCGCGACCGCCTGAGGCCGGGTGACCGGTCGAGGGTGACGCGATAGGCCTGCCTCCGGGACCTGTCCCGCGGCGGGCCGGACACACCCCCGTGCTTTCCAGTTGCTGCTCCTCCCTCCGCTCGGGCGGTGCGGGGGTGTGTTTTGCGAGTATCCGGCGCGCGCCCGCAGCAGCGGGAAGCGCGGGGGGTGCATCCGGAGTTGTTTTGTCGCGATTTCCGGCCGTCGGACCGATCCATCCGACTGGAAATCGCGCTGGCGGGAGTTTCCGATGATCTTGACCGAAGTGAGCGCCCCGCCTTCGGCGGCGGTGCCGGTGCGGGCGTTCGCCGAGCATCTGCGGCTCGGCAGCGGCTTCGCCGACGACGGGTCGCAGGACGCGGTGCTCGAGCTCTACCTTCGCGCCGCGATGGCGGCGATCGAGGCGCGGCTCGGGCGGGTGCTGCTGGCGCGGGACTTCGCCTGGACGGTGACGCACTGGCGCGAGGACGCGAGCCAGGGGATGCCCGTGGCGCCGGTGCGCGCCGTGGCCTCCGTGACGCTGGTCGCGGCCGACCGGTCCGAGACGCCGGTCGATCCCGAGGACTGGTCGGTGCTGCGCGACAGCCAGCGGCCGCGCCTCGTCGGGCGGTTCGGGCGCAGCCTGCCGCGAATCCCGCGGGCGGGTCATGCGGAGATCCGGTTCAATGCCGGGTTCGGCGAGACCTGGGACGAGGTTCCGGCCGACCTCCGGCAGGCGGTGTTCCTGCTGGCGGCGCATTACTACGAGAACCGGACCGAGGCTGGAGCGGCGGATGCGTCGATGCCGTTCGGCGTGCTGGTGCTGATCGAGGCCTACCGGGCGACTCGGCTCGGCGGGGGCGGGCTGTGAGCCCGGCCGTCCGGTTGCAGCGCCGGCTGGTGCTCGAGTCGCCGGTGCGGACCCCGGATGGGTCCGGCGGCTTCACCACGGCCTGGGTCGCGGCCGGGACTCTCTGGGCAGACGTGACGGCGCAGACGGCGCGCGAGGACCTCATATCGGGTGCCGAGCGGCCGCGGGTGCGCTACCGGATCGTGGTGCGCGGCGCTCCAGTCGGTACGCCTCAGCGCCCGACGCCGGCGCAGCGGCTGCGAGAGGGCGGGCGGGTGTTCTCGATCGTGGCCGTCGCAGAACGCGACGGCGACAGGCGCTACCTGGACCTCCTGGCCGAGGAAGGAGTCCTGTCGTGAGCTTCGCCTTTTCGGCCGGCCTGCAGGCCGGCGTGTTCGCGCGGCTGCGGGACGACGCCGCGGTCGCGGCGCTGATCGGCGGGGCGATCTTCGACGCGCCACCCCCGCTCGACCCCGAGGAGACCGAGTACGTGCTGCTCGGCGAGGAGACGGTGCGGTCGAACGGGACCAAGACCAGCGACGGGGCGCTGCACGATTTTACCGTGACCGTGGTGTCGGGGCGTGACGGCTTCGACGGCGCGAAGCGGGTGGCGGCGGCGGTCTGCGCGGCGCTGATCGACGCACCGATGGCGCTCGACGCCGGGCGACTGGTGGCGCTGCGCTTCCTCCGGGCCGGCGCCGAGCGCGGGCCGGCGCCGGCGCGGCGCAAGGTGACGCTCCGCTTCCGTGCGGTGGTGGATCAGGACTGAAACCCTTCAGGCAAGGACGAGATAGATGGCGGCGCAGAGAGGCAAGGACCTGCTGGTCAAGCTCGACCTCGGGGCGGGGGTCTTCGAGACGATCGCCGGGCTCCGGGCGACGCGGATCACCTTCAATGCGGAGACGGTCGACGTTACCAATCTCGACAGCGCCGGGCGCTGGCGGGAGCTGCTCGCCGGCGCGGGGGTGCGCTCGGCGGCGATCTCGGGCTCCGGGGTGTTCCGCGACGAGGCGTCCGACGAGCGGGCGCGGGCGATCTTCTTCGCGGGCGAGATCGGGACCTACCGGGTGATCGTCCCGGACTTCGGGATCGTCGAGGGGCCGTTCCAGATCACCTCGATCGAATACTCGGGCAGCCACGACGGCGAGGCGGTCTACGAGATCGCGCTGGCCTCGGCGGGCGCGATCGGCTTCGAGGCAATCTGATGGCGAACCCCTGGCGCGGCGAGGTCGAGCTCGTCGTCGACGGCGAGCCGCGGGTGATGCGGCTGACGCTGGCCGCGCTGGCCGAGCTGGAGGCGCGGCTCGACGCGGGATCGCTGGTCGAGCTGATCGGGCGGTTCGAGACCGGCGCCTTCCGGGTCCGCGACCTGATCGCGCTGGTCGTCGCCGGGCTGAACGGCGGCGGCTGGCGGATCGGCGAGGCGGAGTTCGTGGCGCGGTCGGTGGACGGCGGGCCGCTGGCGGCGGCCGAGGCGGCGGCGCGGCTGCTGAAGCTGACGTTCACGGTGCCGGGCGAGGGCGGCGGCGCATGACGCGGATCGCCTGGGGCGGGCTGATGCGGCTCGGCCTGGTCGAGCTCAGGCTGACGCCCGAGGTGTTCTGGGACCTGACGCCGGCCGAGCTGATGCTCGTCGCCGGCGTCGGGACGGGCCGGGCTGCGATGACGCGGGCCGGGCTGGAGGCGCTGCTGGCGCGGTTCCCCGACCGGCGGGAAAGGATGGAGTGATGGCGGAGTTCGACGGCGATATCGGCCGGCTCGAGGCGGAGTTCTCGGATCTCGAGGGCACGCTCGGCGGCCTCGGCTCGGTGGTCGGCGCGTTCCGGCGCGAGCTCGACGGCGTCGGCGGCAGCATGAGCGAGGCGGGCCGCGAGGCGTCGGGCATGTCGCGCTCGGTGACCTCGTCGATCCGCTCGGCGTTCGAGGGGGTGATCTTCGACGGCGACCGGCTGTCGGACGCGCTCGCCAACCTCGGGCGCAGCATTTCGGGGAAGGTGCTGAGCAACGCGCTGGCGCCGGTGCAGAGCGCGGTCGGCGGCGGCATGCAGTCGATCCTCTCCGGCATCCTGCCCTTCGCGAGGGGCGCGGCCTTCGGCGCGGGCCGGGTCGCGGCCTTCGCGCGGGGCGGCGTGGTCGACGGGCCGGCGCACTTCCCGATGCGCGGCGGCGTCGGACTGATGGGCGAGGCCGGGCCGGAGGCGATCCTGCCGCTGGCGCGCGGCAGCGACGGACGGCTCGGCATCCGGTCCGGCGGCGGAGGGGGCGCCGTCCACGTGACGATGAACATCTCGACGCCGGACGCCGCGGGCTTCCGGCGCTCGCAGACGCAGGTGGCGGCCGAGATGAGCCGGGCGATCTCGCGTGGCCGCCGCAACCTTTGAGGTGAACCATGAGCTTTCACGACGTGCGCTTTCCGGCCGCGCTCTCGGTCGGATCGAGCGGCGGGCCGGAGCGCCGGACCGAGATCGTCACGCTGAGCAACGGCTTCGAGGAGCGCAACAGTCCGTGGGAGCACTCGCGGCGGCGCTACGATGCCGGGCTCGGGGTGCGGTCGCTCGATGACCTGGCGGAGGTCGTCGCCTTCTTCGAGGCGCGGCACGGGCAGCTGTACGGCTTTCGCTGGAAGGACTGGGCCGACCACAAGTCGTGCGTGCCCTCTGGCACGCCGGCGGCCGGGGACCAGCGGATCGGCACCGGCGACGGGGAAACCAAAGTCTTCGCGCTCGTCAAACGCTATGCGTCGGGGCCGCAGACCTACCGGCGTCCGATTACCAAGGCGGTGGCGGGCACGGTGACGGTGGCGGTGGGCGGTGTTGTCCAGATGCCGGCGGCCGACTATACGGTCGACCACGACAGCGGCACGGTGCATTTCGTGCAGGCGCCGGCCGAGGGCGCGGCGGTGACGGCCGGGTTCGAGTTCGACGTGCCGGTGCGCTTCGACACCGACCGGATCGCGGCGAGCTACGCGGGGTTCGCGGCCGGCGAGATCCCGTCGATCCCGGTGGTCGAGGTCCGGGTCTGATGCGCGCGATCGATGCGGCGCTGCAGGCGCGGCTCGACAGCGGCGCGACGCGGCTCTGCCGTTGCTGGCGGGTGCGGCGTCGCGACGGCGTCGACCTCGGGTTCACCGACCACGACGGCGACCTGAGCTTCAACGGGCTGACCTACCGCGCCGGCACCGGAATGGACGCGAGCGCGATCCAGGCAGGGACGGGCCTCGGCGTCGACAACGCGCAGGCGGTCGGGGCGTTGAGCGCCGCGGCGGTGCGCGAGGAGGAGGTCGCGGCCGGTCGGTACGACGGCGCCGAGGTCTGGCACTGGCTGGTCGACTGGCAGCAGCCGGAGCTGCGGGTGCTGCTGTTCCGGGGGAGCTTCGGCGAGATCAGGCGCTCGGACGGGGCGTTCGAGGTCGAGCTCCGCGGGCTCGCCGAGGCACTGAACAAGCCGGTCGGACGGGCGGTGATGCGGACCTGCGACCGGGTGCTGGGCGACAGCCGCTGCGGATTCGATACCGGGCAACCCGGCTTCTCGGCCGAGGGGGCTGTCGCGGGCGCGAGCGCGGGCGGCAGCTTGCGCGTGTCCGGGCTCGGCGGGTTCGCCGACCGGTGGTTCGAGCAAGGCGTTCTGACCTGGCTGAGCGGCGAGAACGCCGGCGAGGTGGCGACGGTCAAGGTCGACCGGAAGACAGATGGCGGCCGGAGCCTGGCGCTCTGGGCTGCGCCCGGGCGGCCGGTGGCGGCGGGCGACCGTTTCCGCGTGGTGGCGGGCTGCGACAAGCAGGCGGAGACGTGCCGCGAGAAGTTCGCCAACTTCCTGAACTTTCGCGGGTTCCCGCATATCCCGGGCGACGACTGGGTCACCGCCTATCCGAAGGACGGAGCTGTCCATGACGGATCGAGCCTTGACGGAGCCTGACGAGGGCGCGGAGGTCGTCGCGCGTGCGCGGGCCTGGATCGGGACGCCGTATCGCCACCAGTCGAGCTGCCGCGGCGCCGGGACCGACTGCCTCGGGCTGCTGCGCGGCCTCTGGCGCGAGATGCTGGGGCCGGAGCCGGAGGCGGTGCCGGCCTACACCGCCGACTGGTCGGAGCCCGGCCGTTCCGAGGACGTGCTGGCGGCGGCGCACCGGAACCTCGTCGCGGTGCCGCGCGCCGCGGCGCGTCCTGGCGACGTGGCGGTGCTGCGGATGCGCGATGACGGGGTGGCGAAGCACGTGGGCGTGCTGGCCGTCTCGCCGATAGGGCATCCGACGCTGATCCACGCGTATTCGGGGCACGGCGTCGTCGAGTCGCCCCTGACGCCTGCCTGGTCCCGGCGGATCGCCGGGGTGTTCCGCTTTCCCGAGAGGAGCCTCTGATGGCCACGTTGCTGTTGTCCGCCGCGGGCTCGGCGCTCGGGGGCGCGCTCGGCGGCAGCTTCGCCGGGCTCGGGACGGCCGTCCTCGGCAAGGCGATCGGCGCGACGCTCGGCTCTGCGATCGACCAGCGACTGCTCGGAAGCGGCGCCGAGCCGGTGGAGACCGGGCGCGTAGAGCGGTTCCGGGTTATGGGATCGAGCGAAGGCTCGCCGGTCGCGCGGGTCTACGGCCGGGTGCGCCTCGCCGGGCAGTTGATCTGGTCGAGCCGCTTCCTCGAGTCGGTCAATGAGGAGGAGGTCGGCGGCAAGGGTGGCGGCGGCGCGACGGTACGCGAGTATTCCTACTCGGTCAGCATCGCGATCGCGCTCTGCGAGGGGCCGGTGCTCCGCCTCGGGCGCATTTGGGCCGACGGGATCGTGATGGACCAGTCGGGCGTGGCGTTCCGGCTGCACGAGGGCAGCGAGACGCAGCTTCCCGACCCCTTGGTCGCCGCTATCGAGGGGGCTGAGATGGCGCCGGCCTATCGCGGCACCGCCTACGTCGTCTTCGACAACCTCGACCTGACGCCGTTCGGAAACCGCATCCCGCAGTTCAACTTCGAGGTCTTCCGGCGGCCTTCCGAGGGCCAGGGCGGCCTGCCGCGCTCGCCCTGGCGGGACGTGAGGGGCGTGGCCCTGGTGCCGGGAACCGGGGAATACGCGCTGGCGACGGAGCCGGTCTGCTATCGGCGGGGCGACGGGGAGAACCCGGTGCTCAACGTGCACAACGATCGCGGGATCACGGACATCGATGCGTCGCTGGACCAGCTCGCGGCCGAACTGCCGGGCGTCGGGTCGGTGTCGCTGGTCGTCAGCTGGTTCGGCGACGACCTTCGGTGCGGGCGCTGCACGCTGCGGCCGGCGGTCGAGCAGACGCTCGAGGACGGTGATCCGATGCCGTGGACGGTGTCGGGGCAGGGGCGCTCCGGCGCCAAGGTGATCAGCCGGGTCGACGGCCGGCCGGTGTTCGGCGGCACCCCGTGCGACGCCTCGGTGCTGCAGGCGATCGCCCGCCTGAAGGCGGACGGCCGGTCGGTGATGTTCTATCCGTTCATCCTGATGGACATCATGGCCGGCAACGGTCTGCCGGATCCGTGGGGCGCGGACGATCAGCCGCCGGTGCCGTGGCGCGGGCGGATAACGCTCGACCGGGCGCCGGGGCGGGCGGGATCGTCGGACGGGACGGCGGGCGCGGCGGATGAGGTCGACGCCTTCTTCGGAACGGCGCAACCTTCGGATTTCTCAGTCGGCGACGGCTGGGTGAGCTACCGCCGGCCGGCCGAGTGGTCGTACCGGCGGCTGATCCTGCACTATGCGCACCTCTGCGCGCTGGCCGGTGGAGTCGGCGCCTTCTGCATCGGCTCGGAGATGCGCTCGCTCACACAGGTTCGCGACGGGGCACAGAGTTACCCCGCGGTACGGGCGCTGCGACGGCTCGCCGAAGACGTGCGCTCGATTCTCGGGCCGCACGTGAAGATCGGATATGCGGCCGACTGGTCCGAGTATTTCGGACACCAGCCGGGCGACGGGTCGGGCGACGTGATCTTCCACCTCGATCCGCTGTGGGCGCATCCGGAGATCGATTTCGTCGGCATCGACAACTACATGCCGCTGTCGGACTGGCGCGACGGGGCGGGCCATGCGGACGCGGCGGCGGGGTCGATCTACAATCTCGACTACTTGGCGGACAACGTCGCCGGCGGCGAAGGCTTCGACTGGTACTATGCCGACGAGGCCGGGCGCGCGGCACAGGACCGAAGGCCGATCGTCGACGGCGCCTACGGCGATGACTGGATCTTCCGCTACAAGGACCTCGTCGGCTGGTGGTCGAGGTCGCACGTCAACCGCCTCGGCGGGGTGAAGGCGGGGGCGACCGAGTGGGAGCCCCGTTCGAAGCCGATCTGGTTCACCGAGCTCGGCTGCCCGGCGGTGAACAAGGGGACGAACCAGCCGAATGTGTTCTTCGACCCCAAGTCGTCGGAGAGCTTCTTTCCCCACTATTCCAACGGGTCGCGGGATGACTTCGTCCAGTATCGATACCTGCAGGCGATGTTCGCGCACTGGAGCGACCCGGCGAACAATCCCGCGTCCGATCGCTATGCGGGGCGGATGGTCGACATGGATCGGGCCTTTGTCTGGGCCTGGGACGCTAGGCCCTGGCCGGATTTTCCGGACCGTCTCGACACCTGGGCGGACGGTGCCAATCACGACCGCGGGCACTGGCTGAACGGCAGGACCGGCACGCCGGCGCTGGCCGAGATCGTCGCAGAAATCTGCGGCCGCTGCGACCTGACAAGCATCGACGTCGGCCGGCTCTATGGCGGGGTCACCGGGTATGCGCTCAAGTCGATCGAGAGCGGCCGGCAGAGCCTTCAGCCGCTGATGCTCGCCTGTGCGTTCGACAGCTTCGCGGTCGACGGCAAGCTCGTCTTCGCGACCCGGGGCGGGGCGGCTATCTCGGCGATCAAGGCCGACCGGTGCGTGTCGATCGGCGGACAGCCGGTCGTGTCCCGGGCCCGGACTCCGCTGGCGGAGTGCGCCGGTCGGATCGCCGTGGGGTTCGTCGCCGCTGACAGCGACTACCAGGCC